AACCACTAAGTACGTGGTATACTTTAACAAGCCAAAAGAAATGCTTGACGATGTGAGCTATTTTTTACATAACTCATGGCATTCAACCGAGTTTGGCACACTGCACAAGGCAAGGGAATTTGCAAAGAACCAAGCACGTTACTTTGAGTGCTATGTTGCGGAGATCACACCGCTCTTTAAATACAGCAACGAAACCAAAGAGGAAGAGCTATGAAAGAAATAACCTACTTAATTTATATTATATTTTGGGAAAGCCTTACCATGATTGGAACGGCGTACATTGTATTTGGTTTAGGAAACTCAGGATGGTGGTGGGCGCTTGGTGTATTTTTAGGCGGTCTGGCTTATAGGCCAGCAATGTGGATTCATGGAAAGGATAAACTTTTCGAATGATGACCGACATAGCCCTCGCTTTCTTCATTGGCTTTCTGATCGGCCTTGTGATGCGCAAACAAGACAAAGACATACAAGAACAATATGATTTGTATAACAGGCAAATCAGAGCGCAAGAAGAAACTATTCAATATTACAAAAACCTGTGCAAATGGCACGCAGAAAGGAAACAGAATGGCAACTAAAAAAGAAGTTAAAGTACCAGCAATCAAAGAACCATCTGGCAAAGTAATTGCTGCACCATCGATTGCTTACTCACACGAAGAGATTGAAAAGAAAGCTGGACGCAAAAAGAAGGAAGACAAGCGTGGCTTTTTGTTAACCACCGGTGAATTTGCTGGTCGCAAGAAAGCAGCAAAGGTAGCAGAAACGGCTGGGGAGGTGCCAAAGAAAGTTGGAAAAAAGTTGCACTCCCACGATCTGAGGGAGGCCAAGGGCGTACCCAAAAAGAAACTCAAGTAAGAGCCGTGGTTCCATACGATAACGGCAAGGTGAAGATTGGTATTTATTACCAGCCACCAAAGTATATTGAAGAAGATCCCGATATGTTGCGGTTGCAGTCTTACTTGATTTATGACCCAGATAGGTTGAAAAAAGAGTATTGGATAAAGGTCGCATATAACATCGGATTAATCTTTTTGCTGTCAATTACTGTATTGATGAATATTACAGGGCGTTAATTCCTAAATTTTTGCATAAGTAGATATAGGACTCGTCGTGAGACGCTCTGTTTGGCGTAAAGAAGCCTGACAGCCGGAAAGACGGCACCTACACATCATACACACAAAGGAAATAACATGAACCCATTTGAATTACGCTTTTCTATTTTTAATACAGCCAAAGATATCTTGGTAAAACAGCACGAAGCTAACCTAGCTGCGTGGGAATTGTTAAACAAAACATCCAAAAAAGTAGAAGAAGCCGCTCCAAAATACCCAACAGTTGATGACATTATCAATACGGCTGTTGAAATCAACAAATTTATCAGTGAAACTCAAATAAACGAGTTTGGCAAGATTGCTAAGCGTTTAACTGGTACGACTGTAATATTCTAAAGGAAATACCATGGCAACTAAACCTGGCTTGTATGCCAATATTCATGCCAAACAGGAACGTATAAAGCACGGTTCTGGCGAGAAAATGCGTAAGCCAGGTGCCAAGGGTGCTCCTACCGCAGAAGCATTTAAAGAGTCTGCAAAGACTGCAAAAATGAAAAAGGGCGGTAATGTATCACTAGCAGTAGGTCGTGGTGAAAAGTTACCCGTATCCAAAGGTGCTGGCCTTACAGCCAAAGGTCGTGAGAAATACAACCGAGAAACAGGTTCGCATCTAAAGGCACCACAGCCCGAAGGTGGACCTCGTAAAAAATCATTTTGCGCTCGCATGTCTGGTATGCCCGGACCGATGAAGGACGAGAATGGCAAACCAACACGCAAAGCCGCAAGTCTAAAAAGGTGGAAGTGTGGCAGCTAGAAAATATGTATTTAAACCCGAAATGTGCGATCGTATGATCGAGCTGGGAAAAACGGGTTCATCTCAAAAAATGATTTTTGCCGATATTGGCATTACTAAAGATGTGGCTAGAGGCTGGGAAAAGAAGTACCCAGAGTTCAAAGACGCTCTTGATATGGCATTAGTTCACGCTCAAGCTTATTGGGAAAAGATGATGCTTGACAATGTCAACAATAAGGCGTTTAATTCTCGTATGGTCGAAATTGCGGTTCGTGGACAATTCCAAGACACCTACAAAGAAACCAGAGAAATTAAAGCCGAAATTAAGCAAGATATTAAAATTGATTTTGCTGGAGAAGTTTCCAGTCTAATCAAGCAGTTACGAGAAGCCAAAAAATAATTCTCAAAGTTTCTCATATTGTGAAAAGGCTAAGTGTAAAAAACTTAGCCTTTTTTGCATAAGTAGTAATACAATAGAAAAAGTTAAACCAGTTGATAAGGAAAACCAGTTATGACAGCACACGCAATACTCTCTGCTTCGGGCTCTAAACGGTGGCTATCTTGCACACCAAGCGCTCGTCTTGAAGCAACCCTCCCAGAACAAAAGAAAGCCGCTGGATCATTTGATCATTCCGCTGAAGGCACATTAGCGCATTCGTTAGCTGAAATCAAATTGCGCCTTCAACTCAATCAAATAGGACATGAAGAATATGACCGAGAAATTCAAATCATCCAAACCAGCCCGTATTACAACCAAGAGCTCGACGAGTATGTCGACAACTACGTCGTTTACGTCCGCAGTCAAATTAGCGAACACGATCGAGCATTGTTTGAACAGCGTGTGGACTTTTCTGAATGGGTTCCTGACGGTTTTGGTACAGCGGATGTGGTCTTACTTTCTAAACACGCCATTCGTGTCATCGACCTTAAATTTGGAAAAGGTATCCCAGTCTCAGCGCAAGACAACACGCAACTCCGCCTCTACGCCCTCGGTGCGTACTCCAAGTTCAAGGAAGAATACCCCGATATTAAAGAAGTTGAATACACAATCGTCCAGCCAAGGCTCGACAGTATCTCAACAGACGGCACGTCAATCGCAAAGCTCGTCGACTGGGCAAATTACTTCGTCAAGCCAAAAGCCAAGAAAGCGTGGACAGGCACAGGCGAATTCCTCCCAGGCGACTGGTGCCAGTTCTGCCGCGCCAAAGCCACGTGCAAAGCACGCTCGGACTTCGTCAACGAAATAGCATCGCTAGACTTCCGTCCAGCACCGTTACTAGACGAAGAAGAGTTTCGTCTAGTACTTTCCAAAGCATCACAATTAAAATCGTATGTCAATGATATTGAAGAATACGCTACCCAAAGAGCGGTTCAAGAAAATATTATTCCCACTGGCTTTAAGTTAGTGGTGCCAAAGGGTCACCGCAAGATTAGCGATTTTGCTTTGGCCGAAGCGGTATTAGTGGAGCATGGATTTAATAAAGAAGATTTGTACGAGCGCAAACCCAAGTCTGTACCACAGATTGAAAAGCTTGGCAAGAAGGGACAAATTACTGGTATACTGGGCGATATGATTGTGCGTCCAGATTCAACACCAAAATTAGTACCCGACAATTCTGCTGAGGATTTCGCATGAGTACCCCACTCATCATTTTGTCAACTATGATATACTTAGGTGTTGCAATTGATCAGTATTTCAAAAGTAACATTGGACCAGCAATAATGTTTTTAGGGTATACTATTGGAAACTGTGGTATACTCTTGACAGTACGGTAGAGATTGGCACCGATAAAGTTCAATCAAATTAAGTTAATAAGGAAATCAGTAAAATGGCTACAAAAAACCCTCGTGTTGTAACTGGTAAAGTTCGTTTCTCTTACGCTAATGTGTTTACTCCAATGGATAAAGGCGATGGCAAGACACCTAAGTATTCAGTGTCTATCATCATTCCTAAGTCTGACAAAGAAACCATTGCCAAGATCAACAAAGCTTTTGAAGAAGCTAAAGCAAACTCCGCTGGATATTTTGGTGGTACAATTCCAAAGATGCTTAAAGGTGGTTTGCGTGATGGCGATTTAGAGAAAGAAGATGCAGCCTATGCTGGCTCCATGTTTATCAATGCCAACTCTGTTAAAAAACCTGGTATTGTTGATGCTGATATGAACGCTATCATTGACCCAGAAGAGTTTTACTCTGGTTGCTATGGTCGTGCAGCAATTGAGTTCTACCCATACAATATGGAAGGCTCAAAAGGTATCGCTTGCGGCTTAGGCAATGTGCAAAAGCTAGAAGACGGTGAGCGTCTTGGCGGTGGCGGAATTTCAGCAGCAGTTGATTTCGCAGTATAATAGTTTCATTGTAGTTCCCTCCCCTGTAGTGCCTCGCCCCACCGAAGTTTGGTGGGGCATTTTTCCCTCTAACCCATAACAAAAAGAAAACCATGGATCAATACCAAGAATATATCGCCGCCAGCCGCTATGCCCGATTTGTAGATGATAAACAACGAAGAGAAACTTGGGCAGAGACAGTAAACCGATTTGTAGATTATATTTTTACTAGAACTCCAGCCATTACAGAAAACACAGAATTAAAGAATGAAATTTTTGATGCTATCCATAACCTAGAATTAATGCCGTCCATGCGTGCCATGATGACGGCTGGAAAGAGTGCCGACCGTGACAATACTTGCGTCTATAACTGCAGCTATCTCCCGATTGATGACCCCAAGAGCTTTGACGAAGCGATGTTCATTTTGCTTTGCGGAACTGGTGTTGGATTCTCGGTTGAATCCAAGTACATTAACCACTTGCCAGAAGTGCCAGAAAACTTGTTTGATTCCGAGCACACCATCTCGGTACACGACAGCAAAGAAGGCTGGGCAAAATCATTACGTTTACTCCTCGCCCACCTCTGGGCTGGAGAAATTCCGAAGTGGGACATGTCCAATGTCCGTCCTGCCGGAGCACGACTCAAAACATTTGGTGGAAGAGCTTCCGGGCCAGAACCATTAGTTGATTTATTTCAGTTTGCAGTAAACTTGTTTAAAGGCGCAAAAGGTCGCAAGCTTAACAGCTTAGAGTGTCACGACTTGATGTGCAAAATTGGTGAGGTAGTTGTAGTCGGTGGCGTACGTCGCTCTGCAATGATCTCGTTGTCTGATCTTGATGATGAAAGGATTCGTCATGCTAAAGCTGGACCATGGTGGGAAACAGCACCGCATCGTGCCCTTGCGAACAACAGTGCGGTGTATAACGAAACACCTACTGTCGGAAAGTTCATGGAAGAATGGCTATCACTTTACAACTCCCATTCCGGTGAACGAGGGATATTTAATCGGGAAGCTGCTA